GCATTTTAGACCTTTAGATGACGCCTTATCTCTGAATTTATTTCTTATTCTTGAACTTTCATTTTTTAAATATTCATTGGCTTGCTGTTTGTTCATCATTTTGGATGCTTGTTGAACCGCACCATTAAGTTCAATAATAGAATCATTTTCTAATTTAAGAGCTTCATTTTTGTTTTGTATGGTTTTTTCTTTTATTGCATGATCGGCAACAATTTTTTGTACACCAGAAAATTTTGATGCCATAGATAATGGAGCTTGTATACCGCTCACTACACCAGCGGCTTCTCCTGTAATTGTTCCTTGTGCTTTAAAAGTTGGTATCTTAACCATAATAATCCTTAATCAAAATATTGTCCATTTACAGGTTCTTGCATTCCATAGCCACCTGCTCCTAATTCTTTTGAAGGTTTACCACCTCCACCCATACCTCCTAATAAACTAACAGTTTGTGTAACAGTTTGAATTTGAGCAGCTCTTGCAGTTGCTCTTTGTATTTCACCTTGAACACGGAATTGTGCAGCTCTTTCAACTGCTTGAGATTGTTGAACTTTAGAATTGTATTCTATAATTTGTCTTTGTAATTCAGCTTCTTCTGCATTTTGTCTTTGTATTCTAAGTGCAGTTCCTGAAAATTCTGTTCCAGCTTTAGCTTGTTTAACTTTTTGTTGACCTTCTATTTTTTTAAAATCTTTATCAAACTGTGCAATATCAAATTCTAATTTTTTTTCTAATCTTTCTTTTTCCTGCTCCTGAACTTCTGCATTTCTTTCAGAGATTGCTTGATTGTATTTACCAATCGCACCTTGTTGTTTATATTGTGCGTATCCTAAAGCACCTACGACTGCTGCCTGCCAACCCATTAAAAAATCCTCGCATATCTGTTGTGATCTGTTTTATCAAATCCGTATTGTTTCATAATTCCTTCATCCTCTAATCCTAACCACTTTGCAAATCTTAAACCTTGTGCAAAGTTAGATCTTACTGCAGTTTGTACTCTCCATAAACCATGTTCTTTTGCAACACGAGCAAAATCTTTTTTGATTGCACGAGCTACTAGCAAAGGATGATCCCAAACTTTTGCAGTAGCTAACACCCAACCTTCTGCAACACCTTTCCATATTGGTTTCATTCCTGCAGCAAAGATAGGTTTGTCATCAACTAAACCTGTGAATGCTAATCCGTTTTCTTCTAAGTTCAATGCTTCTCCTTCAAACTTTGCATCCTTATCCATAAGGATATGGTTCATTTGTTGTGACAGAATATATATGCCATGATCTTTAGTGAATGGCACAATATGTAGTATGTTATCCGTCATTTGTCTGTAACCTAGGATATAACGATAAAATCGTTAAAGGTAAAGGTTGAGTTTGTCTTACAAACACAAAACCATCCGTTTCATAGTTACCCCTAAATTCTACTTCTTTATCTCCTGTAAATACTGGAACTCCACTATCCATTTCATCTGCTGAAGATCTGAATGGTATACGTTCCATATTACTTAAATCTGGTCCTACTTCCACGCCAATAGATTCATATAATCTAATGGTGACATCATAGATTCTTTTTGTTTTACCTTGTGATGTTCCATCCTGAGATCCTGCATCTATTCTCATCGTTTGTAATAGTGACGTATATGACAATCCTACTTTTACTTTTGATGATGAGCGATCTAATGTAATTGATCCAGATGATACAGTCTTAGTTGGATGAGTTGCACCATCTGCAAGAACAGATACTGTCTCACCTTCTAAGTGATCTAATCCTGAAATGGTTGTCGTTGCACTTCCATCATATTCTAATTGTGAATCTAAAAAATTAAATGATGTGTCATCGGTTTCATCAAAGTCAAAGTTGTGTAAGTATTCTACATATCTTCTTGTTACACTATTTACAGTTCTTTTAATAATTACATAAACTTGATATTCATTATCATCAGTTGGTATCACAGCAACACTTTCGCATACTGCGTTACCAGATCCAAATGATCCACCAAAGATATGCCTATGCCAAGCAGTAACTTGTTGATCTCTTTGATAAGTAAAACCTATTAACTCTCCATCTCCTCTTACCATCCAAACAATTTGATTGGGTTCTTGTTGGAATGCCATTTGAGTTACACCACTTTCAGTAATATGCTCAGCAAGGATCGTCATGTCAGGTGCAAGATAACCATCTACATCAAAGTTATAAGCAAGTTCTCTAACTTTTCTTTTAGCACGTTGTAAAAATAATGTTGCGTTACCTGCAGCAATAGCATCTACATTAGCTGCACCATGATTAGATTGTTTCTTAATTAAGATATTTGTTGGAGTAATTGCTGCATCGGTTGCACCACCTGATACAGTAAACTCACCACCTGCTGTACCAATAATCAATGTTCGTGTGGCAGTCATAAAACGTACAGCGTTTACTTGGTTAGATGCAATGGTATAGATAATCGCATCGTCATCTGCAATCGTTCCACCTCTATTCTCATCCATGTTTTCATAATCACCTGACTTAGAAAAGAATATCGTTTGGGGTTGATCGGTTGTTCCTGCAAAAACCAATCTTTGTTCAAAGAAGGTTACGCAAGTTGGATGACCTGTGGTATCTGAGAATGATCCTAATGCAAAATCTGTAGAAGCAGTTGCTGAACCCATATCTTCTAATATCTCCATAGTAAAATTTAATGTATCTGTAACTGCTGTTATTTTTCCATAACCATCTACAAATCTTATTAATCTTCCAACGTCAGTAGATTGAAAACCACTACCACCATTTATTCCTGTTGTAGCAGAAGCGACTACTGTAACTCCTGTTCCAACTGTGTGTGATGAAGGATTTAATGTTGTTGTTGTAATGTTATCATCCAAGTATGGACCATCTGTAAATTCAACATCTGCTAATGTCCATGATGTATGACCTGTTCTTGAAAGTTTTTCTACTTCGTGATCTGGATGACAAAGATACATTACGTCAGCTGACTGAGCAAACTTAATATCAAATAAATCATTAGTTCCGTATGGGGTAGATATTTCATAAACTCTATTTGCAGTACCCCCAGATGTATATGCTGTAAATCCTGAACCATCTATATCGTTTCCATCTATATCTGTGATCTCAAATGTATTGGTTGTTTTGTTTGCAACTCTATAGCGTTTGCCATTAAGTTCAGTCATCCCAACCACACCTGAGATTTCTATTTCATCATCGTTTGAATACCCATGACCAGTAGCAGTAATTACCACTGGATCTGCTTGGGTTGCACCAGAGATCGTTACATCGCTTTCTAAGATTGCACCATTGTCTTTATAAAAACGAATATAGTGATTTCCAAACTCAAGCATATACGTTTGTGTGGTAGAAAATTCAAATGGAATTAATCTTGTTTTTGCAGAACTATCTTTGACCTCTGCAACAAACTGAGTCCCTGATCTTCTTGCTGCTGATCCATGAGGATAGATCACAAAATTTTCTAACGTCTTACACGCAGATGTATATTTAGATAAATCATTACGACCATCTAATCTTGGTGAAAATTCTCCACCTGTAAAGTTTGTAAGCTGTGCGGCTACTCTTGCCATGTATTAAAACCTTGAGTTAATGAATGAACCTGCATCAATCACATTTGCTGAACCATCTTCTTGAGTCGTATTCTGACCTTCAGTTGAATCAACAAATCTTGCTTCTTTTAATTTATCTTGAAACAATCTATACATATTTTGTGTAAGTGGATTTGATGATGTTACTGCATAAGCAATGTCAGCAGCGAGTGCTGCAGATAATGTTTCTCTTAATAATTCGTCATACTCATTTGGATCTTCTACTCTTGCAATATACAAGATTTTCATTGAAGAATTGTTTGTTAAAATTTTTCTACCTTCTACTTTGTGGTCTGAGTCGTAGTCCAGTATTCTGAGCAATCGTAAACAATCTGATGGCAAAGTATATTGGTTGGAAAATCCCCATGGTGGAGTGTCTGTATCTTGTGCAAGTTGAACTCGCTTTTGTAAACAATTCCAAGTGTGAGATCTGAATAATGAATCTCGTACTTGAGTGTATCGTGCATTACATAGTCTTGCATTTTTAGAATCTTCAGTCAATGAAAGGATGGTAGATGCACCCAGTTGATTTAATGCTCCATTACAAATATCTACTACTGATGCCATATTTATTATAAATCTCCTGTTGCGTTAGACCTTGTTCGTCTTTCTTTTGCTTTGATCTTCCATCAATATCTTTTTCTGAAATAATTTCAACCAAAGCATATCTATATACTCTAGTATCGTCTTGCCATTGAAAATGCAATAGCTTCTTAGGTTCTTTGTATTGTCCTAGATTACGAGGATCAAAATCATTTTTTGTCATCTTTTATAATATATTTACGCCTAATCTTTCTAGGTGTAGACATTTGCCAAATCTCTTCTTCGGTCATTCCTTGATCTGGATTCCAACCATAATGTGCTTTGGATGTATGTTTAAATCTATCTACTAAGATAAATCTGTAGACGTAATCGCCTTTTTTATAATGAAGTATTGTTTTGAGTTCTTTAAGTTTTTTCATAAATCAGGGGGGTGTTACCACCCCCATAATTATTGTGATTAGTTTACAACGTATTGGATGTTGAAACTCATGTCACCAGCTGTACCACCAGTTGCATTGAAAGTAGCAGCAACATA